TATCAAGGCTTTCCTCCAAGCCTTGTGTGATTTCTTTTTGGAGTTCCTGCTCGGCAGCAAGGCGTGCTTTATTGGCGTTACGATAGTCATCGGCGTAGTCTTTGGGCTGTTTTTTGGTTTTATCATCATCATCAGTAATAGTATTTTTATTTCCATAAACGGTTACTCCGTCATCTAAATTCACATCTTTTTCCTGCCCTTTTTGTCGCAATCCTAATTCAGCACCTACATTTAGTAACTCATTTAACTTTTTTTCCTCTTTTGTGTATTCTTTTTTAGCCTCTAAATAATCAGCCATAGCGATACGAAAAGCAGCTATAAGTTGAGGACGTTGTTTTAGTTGGGAATCATTGAGGATTGTTTTGTATTGAGTAGCAAAATCTTTTCCTTTTAAATCTAAATCTGCCACATAAGCTATTTTATTTTGTAGATTGCGTATTTCAGACTCCACCTTTTTCTGTTCAACTTCCATTTTAGCTTGTGCTTCAGCAGCAACACCTGATTGTTCTTCGATGAGAGATTGATTTTTAGAAAGACGCGCTTTTAAAATTAGATTTCTATTTACTTGATCAAGTTTTTTAGCCAATTCATCAGTAAGAGTTCCTTCGTTTTTAATCCCTTCTAAATATTTTGGGTATTGAGTTTTGAGTTGGTCGATAATTTCTTTTCGTTTGTCTAAAGGGACATTATTATCGGCTATAATTTTACGTAAAGCGGCTAACTTGCTAATTTCTTTATCAAAAGAATTTACTGATTCATTAGTTGAACCACTGAGTTCTTTTTGTTTTTTACTAAATAAAGCTATTGCTGAAACAACAGCTGTGATAGCCCCTAAGAGTAAGCCCCAAGGATTGGCTTTAGTTACTGCATTAAAGGCTCTCATAGCGGCTGTAGCCCTAATGGTGTTGCCTGTAAGGGAGGCTTTGGCGGCTGAAAGCAGTAAGGTAACCCCTTTAACTATAGCTATAATAGGAGAACTTGCTTTTTGGGCGGCATTGTACAAGATAGTTTGTTGCCAAGCGGCTTTGGTAGTAACAGTAGAAAGATAGATGGCAGCGCGGTAGCTTACTACGGCGGTAGTACATACCACTATGGCTTTTGCTAAAAAGGCGATACGATCGCGGAAGACTTTCACGCCATCGCCTGCTTTGGAGGTTACCCCCGTGAGCCAGCCCAGTAGCTTGATAAGTCCGCCGAACCATTGCGCCATAGTGTCGGAGGTGAAGGTTTCGGCAAATACTTTCTTTATCTTCTCCCATATAGCAGCGGTATTTTCGTTTACCTTGTTGAACTCATTCTGTATAGAAGTACTTTCTTGCATAGCTGTACCCGATAGGTTCATCAGCTGTCGGAAACGGTCAGCTTTGTCGCCTGCTGTACCCAATGCCTTCTGTATTTCAACAGTGTTAAGCTTTAATCCTTTGAGTACACCTGCTGTTTGTTCCGCTCCTAAACCTTTGAGGCTTTCACCAAAGCGCAAAAAGAACTCTTCAGGGCGAGTGTTAAACAGTTCGGAGGCTTCTTTCTTAGTGAGCTTCATCTGACGCGCAAAAGCATCAAGATTGTTTCCCGCTATGCTCATAAAGCGCGAGTAACCGCTGGAAGCTACTTCGGCATCGATACCGCTCTCCTCAAAGGCAGCACCAAGCCCTAATGTTTTCTCAATAGAGGGTTTCAACACTGAGGGCAATGCTCCTATACGGGTGGCAAACTCGGTGATGTTCTGTTCGGTACTACTACCGTTGGCACCCAACTCGTTGAGTGCAGAACCTATGGCGTTGAGAGCTTCGCCGTAGTTCTGGTCGCGGGTTTCGGCAAAAAGGTTTTTAAGTTTACCCACCTTGGTAGTTACCTCCTCTAAGCCTCCTTGAAACGAGTCTCCAAGGGCAACATATATCTTATCAATTTCGGTAGTAAACTCACGTAGCTGATCTTTATCGGTAATGCCAAGTCGTCCACCTATTTGCGCAATGTTCAGTAATTCCTGCTTGGAAGTTCGGGTATTGAGATTGTCGAACTCATTCCACAGCTCACGCACCTGCTCAGAGGCGAGTCCTGAAGTCTTCTCTACGCCCGTCATCAGGTCGGATATCTTAATGAGTTCATCAGTAGCATTGCGAGCTTTACCGATGAAACCTTCGAAAAGGGAGGTGGCAATATTAGCTTTAAAAACGCCTTGGAAAATACTACCTAAAGAAGTTGTTTTCTTGTGTATTTCATCCATTTTTTCAGGCACTTTTCCAATACTTTCCTGCAATTCTTGAACAGGTTCGAGACTTTGTTCTATAGACTTCTTTACGTTGTCCACTTCGCTTTTTATCTCATTGAAACGCCGTTGTGCGTTGCGTAGCTCCTCTACTTTCTTTTGAAATTCTTCAGTACCAGGAGTAAGGTTACTGAGTTCTCTTGAAAGTTTCCCTACCTCTTTTTTGAGTCCTGAAAAAGTATCTTCTATTTGTTTTCCATTGATGACAATAGTAAGGGAAGCAGTTGCATTTTTAGCCATATCACTTTATTTTGAATATATATATGGCAAAGGTAATGAGATGCAAGTAAAAAGAAAAGGACAGTTTTAAGGGTACAAAATCATTGCCAAACCCCAAATAAGGGCAAGCAAAATAAACCAAATAAGGCAACCTGAAAACAAACTACCTATAGCTTTCAATGCTTGTATAAAAAGATTATTATTCATAATATGAAAAATAAAAAAACCGTGAATAGGGGCTGTTCAAACAAAGAGCTATGCTTTTGTTGTATAGTATTACGACTATACGACCCCTTCACGGATTATATTGTTGAAAAATATGTGACTGCTATATACAATTATAGCTCTCAGTTTGAACGCTACAAAAGTACAAATAATAAAAATAACATACAAATATTTTGAAAGTTATTTTTATCACTATTTCATAAGTATTTGATTTCTAATGTATTTTTATTGTCATATAATATTACTAATTTACTATCGTTTGTTGCCCATTAGGGTTCTTATCCAAGGTGGTGAGGTTGATATTGGGGAAGTTGCCGTATAGGGTTTCGTCCCAACCGTTCCAATCACGAATTCGCTCAAATACTTCGAGAGTACGCAATCGCTTCACAGGCATACGGGTAGAGAGAATGGTGTACGCCTCGCGCTTATCGGATCCCGAGCCGGATAGGTTCTTTCCCCCAGGTATACCTGCCCCCAATAAACAAGGGTCTACACCCATAGGGAAGAGGATTTCGGAGTTTCCAGCGCTGGCATCGGGCAAGAAATTACCATCCTTAATCTTATCGTCTATCGGGATAACCTCTATACCTTTGATGAGGTTGTTATTCTGGTCTCGGAAATAAGGCGACACGAACGACCGCCCTGCTGATTGATTACCACTCATATGCTCATCAATTGCCTTGATAGTCTCTTGGCGTGCAGCTTCGCGTTTTTCCTGTGGCATCTCCTGCCATTCTTCACGTCCAAATTTGTGAAGGAAAAAGTCATCGGCGATGTATATTACATACTTGAGGTTGAGTTGATTCTCAAACATATACTTTTTAAATGCAGGTACTGAAAGTACCACATCTACCCAACCGTTGTAGAAGGAGCTATGCCATTTTACCTTAGGGTAATTCTTCTCGGTAGTAAGAGGACGCATTACGGGTACGATAAACTTTGTGATTTTCTTCTCCTTGCAATAGTCTTTGAGCGATTCAACATTGTGAATATCAGAGAAAAAAGGTACTTCTACGGTTAATTTCTCGTTTAAAGTATCATCCCAAGTAGTATTAATATACACTTTATTGACGAATCCATTTTTGTCAGGCACACTTAATCTGCAAAAAGGAGCTTGTTGGCGTTTAATAGATACAATTTTGTCGCAGTTAGGAGAAAGGAGGTACTCTACGAAGGCAATACCGTAGGTTTCAAAGTCTTCAATGATTTCAGCCATAGCCACATCCCAACGGCAGTTTTTGAAGAACGTGTTAATCTCAGGGAAAGCTGTACGCAGGCGTTCTCGAGTAGTTACCCCACCTTCTGTTTCCAAATCTTGGTATAAACGAAACCCAAGTCCGTAATGAGCGGAGATAAGCACCTCCAATCCACCAATAGCTGCGCCTGTTTTGTTTAGTTTTTTAGTAAACTCCTGCGGGTATAAGTTGTTGTCGCCCCAAGAGGAATACTTATCGGTGTCGCTTGAGTCTTTTTGCGTTTTTGGGGTGGAAAGGCTTTGTTTATCAGAGCCAAAGATAACAGCCGTTTTGGAGGCTGAAAGCATATAAATATCTTTATCTATTTGTTTCATTGTTTTTATTTGTCAATTAGTAAATTACTTCTTTTCCATTGAATGCCACGATAAAAAGGATGCAGATTTTCTTAATCGTGCCGTTGTGTAGTTTGATATTACGGGTTTTATTCTCCCAGTGGTTGGGGTTCTTTTCAAAATCTTGCTTGTTGCGGGGTTGCTGCATAAGGGTTGCGCCCGTATAAGTACAGAGTTTGCCACCAAAGCGGTTTTGCTTGTTGTAGGTGCGTACCGTTATACTGAATGGCACGGGGTTCTTTCGCTCGTCGAGCTTGCGCATTTCGACAAGAGCGTCTTTTAAAAATATTTTTTTACTATTCACTTTTTGGCATTAATTATGGTAGGGCAAAGGTAAGAGGTAGGTATAAGATAGGAAAGGACAGGTGTAATTCTCACAAAATCAGATATAAATCATTGAAAGTGAAGAGTTAGGAGCGTGCAGGCGCGCCCTGGCACTCATTGAGTGAACGAAAACCC